GGGCTGCAAGTATAGCCTCAAGCATCTTTCTTCTTCAGTTGGAGTCGAGCACCTGTGTAGCCAAGGGCCACAAGGGCTGACGCTGCAACACCCAAGATTTGGGCAATTGAAGATTCAGGTTGGAAGACACCAGCGGCCATTAGACCACCCACTGATGCTGCTGCGATTGACAGCCAAAATTCGGTTGTTTTAAATCCCGGTTTCATAGTTCACCTCAAAGAATGTTAGACACCGCGAGACGTTGCTCAACGTCCTTACGATACGCGGGGTCTTGTTTATAACGTGGATCGGACATAGCCTGACGTAGTTCGGATAAAGATCGGAAGGAGTTAGCCGCAGATTCCGTAGCCTTCCCCTGTAGAAGAGAGGGCTTAGGCCCATCGGAGTTGGCGTATCGAGCATAGAGACCCTGAATAGCCATGTTAACAGCGTCTTGATTCTGGCAATCCATAATATTGTCGAGGGCTGCGATCTCACTCTCAGGTAGATTAGCAGTCGCCCACTCAGTCATCGCTTTATAGTTATCTTCTCCACCAACTGACGAGTAGATATTATTAACCATAGCATCTGAGAGAGCCTTCTGGCCATTAATGTAGGAATCCACAAGATCACGAGAAGCACCATACTTATCAACAAGTTCGGCATAGGAGTCCTCCGAGATCTGGCCCTTCTCAAGGAATTCCGTCTCATACTTCTGCATGTCGGAAGGCTCAAGTTGCCCAATAGTGGCAGTGCCCTTCGACTCTTCTGGCTCTGGAGAGGATAGTTTCGTTTCCAGTTGTTGATAGGCTGTTGCCATATCTTCTGGTGTTTTGAATTTCTCAGGGAGCCATTCGGGTCGTTCAGCAACCGGCGTTTCTTCTGTCGTTGCTTCAGCAGGCTGCTCCTCTGGCACTTCATCATTAATTACGATTCGATCTGCATCACTCACTGTTGTTCACCCTGTTGTGCGACCCGTTCCTTTGCGATTCCCATAGCCCCCGGACCTAGGGATTGGGTTGCCTGTTGCATCATCATCATCTGTTGTTGCTGCTGACGCTCGGCCTGAAGTTGTTCCTCAGATTTTACCAGACCTTCTATGTCAATCCCTAATGCCGAGGCCCTTCGGGATAAATATTCTCGCATGTTGATGTATTCACTGAGCACCTGAGGGCCTAATGCCTGACCAATACCAGCGATATATATATCAAGTTTGTTTAGATCGTTGCCTCTACCGAGTGCCTCAATACCTGTGACCACTGCTGGCTTCACCATATTCTTAGGGATCTTAGGTAGTTGTCCCTTCTTGGACATGGTGTGCATCAGGCGGCGTACCAATGGGAGTTGGAACTCCTGAGACAGGACACTGTAGATCCCGCCAAGTTGCCGCTCAATGGACTGAGTGACCAGCCTTACTTCCTCTGCTGTGACCCTTTCAGCATTACGGATAGTGCTTTCAGTGAGAAGGAAGGCGTACGAAAGCCGCTCCTCAATCGCCCGCATGGTTGATAACGCAACACTGAAATCCGCCTGCTTCGCAACTTGTAGTACGCTAACATCGCCTGCTGATCCTTCTCTAATAGCACCGTTAGGTGACTCGGCCAGTGTTCGTGCTCTGGTAGTCCCGTTAGGGTTTACGAGGAACAGCACCTTAGCAGACGCTGCTGACCCCTCTACAATCGCTTGGGATAGAGCCTCAAGAGACTTAAGATCTCCGAAGTATTGCTCAACATATCCCCGTCCGTAATCCTCCCCATCTACCCTCATCATACGAAGAGGCACATAGGGATTCTCATCAGCCTTATATGAACCAATGCTATCTGGAAGGAGGATACCCTTGACCTCTTGAAAGACCTCGACGGCCCCATCTTCCATATATTTAATACAGGTATATAGATCTACTGTCTTCTCGTTCGCACTTAGATTACCTGTGATGTCCTCTCGGATATTCTCGGGTAGGCTGTTTGGAGCCAAAGTCTCCCGGATGATAATCTTCTCAGGATTCCCCATAGGATCGCGGGTGATTACATAGCGGTCAAGACGGATGACCCGCATCGTACCCTCATCAATACACAGGAGGCAGTTACCTGAAACCAGTAGTTGCTTCGCTGCCTCAAATAGGCCGATACGAATTGATGATGTTTCTATCTCCCGTTGGACAGCCCGCTCAATGCCGGACATGGCCCTGTCGATCTCATGCTTGATGTTTGGATCCACCTCGTCCATCTCCCGCTTGGCCTTCTCATCAACCACAAGGCGGAAGAAGGGGGCATTAGGGGGGAGGAGAGATAGTAGCAGGGCCGAGGCAAGGTTGTTAACCCCACGAGCACCTACGGATTGGTAGGGTGTAGGGAACCTAGTCGAACCTGTGGTCCCATCGTCGGGGAGTAGGGTGGGAATGGTTAGCCGTGAGGCATCCCTCCCTCTCTGAAGGTAGGAGTCCCTATGTGAGCATAGACTCGTATAAAGACTCTGGGCAGTTCCTGTTTTCATGCTGCACCATATGTATTAGGTTTAATACGAAGAGCAGAGGACCCTGTTTCACTCTGCTTTAATCGCTTCCGGGCGGATCCTACCCTAGCCTGCTTGTTTCTATTTGCTTCCATCTCCCTTGCGGTTTCAGGAGGCCCCGGAACACTTGTCTTTGTGTAATCCGGTAGAGGCACATACAGTTTCTTCGCCGGGACAGGCGGCGGTGCGGGTCGGGATGATGAGAAGCACATAGGTTAATCCTCTTTTAATACTGTCTTGTTCTGGTTATCATACTCTGCCCTAAGGAACTTGATCAACTCACGTTGACCTGAGTAGAACCATATTCGCCTGTCTTCCCAATCGATCTCAGGACACCTCTCAGGGAAACGCTCCTCAAGGGCTTCTAGAAGGGCTTTACTAACGGACGGTAGTCCTTTTTGCCATAGAGTCATCTATTTACTCCCATCCATATCCATATCCCGGAGCAACCTGAGGATCTCTACGTCTTCTGAGAGCCGTTTCTTAAGTTTACGTATGGCATTCACACCAATCTGGGATATATATGTTGAGGATTGATTCTCCCCTGACATCTCATTCCACTCCTTCGTCACTGTAGACCACTCAGGGAATAGCATGTGGGGGGACGCATCTAGGTGGAGGGTATCGGTACGGTATCGATGGGGGTCTTGTCGCTTCATGAGTTTCCCTTTGAATATCCTAAGAATAGGATTGAATAGTTGATTAGATCTTGAATGGTGTCCTCTAACTTCTCATCCTCGACTTTAAGTCTACCACCTGTATCACAGAAGGTGGATAGTCGGGACATCTTATCTGTCATACGAACCAAGAAGCCCTGTTCTGTGGTACAAACCCCCATGGACTCACAGCGGGTGAAGTTCAGGAAGGGATGGGTCCCATCTTGTCCTCCTGAATAATCATGGTTCTTACGTTTCATTAGTTCCAGTGCTTGATCACAAGTCTTCTTGTGTAGACTCAGCAGGTTGTCGCGGTTGATGACGGACTCCATAGGAGAACCTCCTCTTTCTTATAATTGTATTCAGTATGGTGTAGTATACGGGCCACCTGAGCCTGTATCATTGCAGCCCCTTCGTCCATCCCCGCCCCCCCATAAGACTTGACCACAGTCTCCCAAGAGCAGTCGGAATTTAAGATCCTCTTAGCCCTCACCGGGCCGATGCCGGGACATCCCTTGAATCCATCCACCGAATCACCAGTGAGTGTCTGGTATAGGTGGTTGTACGTTGCCTGCTCTTTAGTCACCTCCACCACACCCTCATCCGGCTTCATGGGATTGTAGTGAAGTCCGGGGATAGTACGGAGATCTTTATCTATAGTCACTATCACTGTCTCGTTGACAGCCATGGCAGGGTCCGTCTGTAGAATCCCCAAGACATCATCAGCCTCACACCATTTCAATGACTTGGATTCCCATGTCTCCTCCATATACTTCTTGAGTGGCTTGAAGGCCAGAGGCTTGCGGTGCTTCTTCCTGTGATATTTATATGTGGGAAGTATCTGCTTGCGGAAGTTTAATTTATCTGAGAAAGCAACGACGGATGGTGTGGAGGCGTTGAGGTCTTCTTCAAGGTTGTCCATCCAGACCTTAGTTAACTGCTTCGCAGTCTGCAAATCTGAATGTAACGTCCATACATCATCCCCCCAATCGAACTCAGTTTCCACCGCAATACTATTTATGTACAGCACCACATCGCCGTCTATGAGAAGTTGCCTATTCTTCACCTTGTATTTCTCCTGCTTCAACAGCCATGCGGCCTAGTTCTAACATACCAAGGATTGTGTGGAAGGGACCACCGAAACATATAGTAACATCATCCTCATCTTTCTGCCGGTTCGATGCCGCAAGTAGCACGAAGGTATCAAACCTCTTATGCAACTCCTGAATCATCTTCTCACTCTCCACATACTCAAGTTCCATAGTTAATCCTTTTCAAAGAACCCATGTGTTGGGCTATTACATCTCTCGCTTGTCCCGGAGGTGTCTTCCGTAGTTCCAAACCTAAGTAAGCCTGTGCTCGTTTCTCCCGAAGATAGGGCAGCATAGCCTCTAGGAAATTACTAGCATTATCCCCATTCAAACGGAAGGAGAAGTACCCCCGGTGATTAGGGTTTCCATCCCAACGCTCCTTCAGTGTACCACCGAAGATCTCTTGGATGCGTTCAAGTGTTCGGGGGTATGTATTATTGATGTGGATCTCCAACCTCTGCTTACCCTTGCCACCACCGTGGGTGATGCACCCCTCCCCATCAAAGTAACCTCCGATGTATGCCAACTCAATGGGTTTCAGACCAGTTATCCCCGACTTTGTAGTCTCCGTCAAGGGGGCATCGGAAGTTAAAGAACTCTCCTGATTGTTGGATTGCTTTACAAACATATCGACCTACTTTCTCCGCATCAGCGGTGGCTACTTCGTATTGAATCTCATCATGAATATGGGCAACCTGATTGGCTTGGATACCTGCAATATGTAACATCCTGTGGGCCAGTACTGTTGCCTTCTTCATTACCACAGCACCTGCGGATTGTAACAAGGCATTCAATGCTGAGTGTTTAGATCTGATATAGATAGGTCTCCCGTCTATACCCGTTAGGTTACTACGACTCTCCAATGCTCTATCGAGGTTTGACTTTAGTTTCCCCAGAGCGGGTGTTGCTCTAAGGAATCGATCTTTGAGTCTCTTCCCTTCTGCTCTTGATCCCCCAACAATCTCACCAATCTTTGCGTCTCCTGCTCCATAGAGGAAACCGTAGATGAATGTCTTGGCTTGGTTTCTATTAGGTAGTCCAGCCGCTTCTTGGTTCTTAGTATGGATATCACCCTCAAGAATAGTCCGAGCATACTCACCTCCGTCATACTGACCCATGTAATGTGCGAGGCATCTAAGTTCCAACCCAGAGGCATCAACACCAACTAATTTATAACCATCACCAACTGTGAATAAAGATCTACACTCCTCTCCGTAGGGAGCATGGGAACTGGGGACCTGAGCCACGTTGGGGTTGGAGTGAGTACACCGGCCTGTGACAGCACCGTTAGTGTTCACTCTCCCATGTATCCTCCCATCCTCTTCCACCTTCATCCAAGCCTGAGACCCCTCAGCCAGTTGCCCAAGACGTTTACTAATCATGAGGTACTCACTCAGTACCTTAGCCTCGGGGTAGTTCAGATACTTAAGAACAGCCTCATCTACCTTAGGTTTACCCTCAGGGGTGAACTCGATGGGCTTCCAGTTGTACTTATTAATCAGCCCAGTTGCAATCTGGTCTCTGCTCCTTGGGTTGAAGGGATGTTCCCTCACTCTCTTCGGTCCATCAACCAGACGCTTTCGGATAGCGGCGGGGGCATCACCCTTCCTGTCGTAGTGTTGGTTATCCGTTGGATCCACGTAGTACTCAGGAGTCTTGAGTTCCTCCATACGAGAAGGGAACAACCCATACAACTGTCCTTCTATCTCCAACTTCTTAGCAAGCAGCATGCAGTGTAGTGCTGTGCCTCCCGAGAAGTCAAACTTGAATCCACACCTCTCCTGCTTGCGGATGATCTCAGCGAAGTCGTGCTCCAACTGAACCGCCTCTATGTCACACTGGAAGTTATCGTATAGGTGTGTTGTAAGGTGAGAAGTTACGTACACATCCTGTTCACAGTAGGTCTCCAATGCTCTGGACCACTCACCGAACGCACCTTCAGTACCACCGAAGTCATCCTTCGCACACTTAAGCCGTTGACCCCAAGCCTTCAGGCTATGCGAACCAACCAACTTCTTATCTACCCAACCCTTCCTACTATCCACCTCTTTCAGGTTTGTATAGAAGAGTCTACTCAGTAGTAGTGTATCCCGGACAAGACCCTCTGGTTTCCACTCGGGGTACAGTTGTTGGATGGCTGGGATGTCGAAGCCAATGATGTTATGGCCCACAATTACATCCGCAATCCTAAGGTATTCAAGTCCAACCTCCAAGGTATCGGCCTTGTTTGAATAAGTCTCCATTCTCCCACTACGTGGGTCATAGATGGAGAGACATAAGATAGTCTCAAGTCCCTCCAACTTGGTGAAGTCGCTAATCGCATTCGTCTCTATATCGAAGATCAAAGTCTGCATAGATCATTCCCGGTTGTATGTTAGAGATAACATCGCGTACTTTACTCCAGTACACATCTGTTGATTTCTTCCACAAACCATCTGGGCCTCCGTTGTGTATTCTTGCCAAGGTTTCCAACTTGTCGTTAGGAGCATACCGTTCCCAGTACGCCATCATAATCAACTCTGCATAATAAGGACAGCGGACATCCTTATATTCCCCATTTAATTCTGGGACGTACTCCTTCGCATCGACGAAGTAAGCCGGTGATATCTGGTAAGGACCGAGTTCACCTGCCTCACCCACTGCCTCCGAGGGTTTCTTACACCCCCCTGTCTCTACCTCCCTAATGGCCCGGAATAGAACCCTCGGATACTTCTTGAACACCGACCACCTCTTCTGGCAACCACTCGTGCAATCGTCCTGAATCACGTTCATACTCCACTTGGCTTGCGATACCTGTTTCACCTGCGTATCTATTTTTGAGGACTCGGCACGTAAGCAGGTTTGCTGTGGCTTCGTCCTGTTGATTCCGTTCAAATCCAATAACAGCATCAGACAACTGAGCGATAGCATGACTGCCACGCAACTGTGAAAGACTGGTTGTAGCACCCTCTTCATGTCCTCTCCCATCAGGCCGCTTCAGGTGACTCACAAGGAACAAGGCTGCCCCTGTCTCCTCCACCAACGACCTTAACTTGGTCATAGTATTATCAATCATTCGACGCTCGTCACCAGACTCAAGCCCAGACACCACAATACTCAGGTGATCTAGGAATATATGAGTACACCCCATGGCCCTGCTCATGTATCGAATCTGATTTAATAGGTTGTCACTGTCGCAAGAACCCCAGTGATCATAGAGAACCATGCGACCCGAACCAACCGAGTGATCAAAGGCTTCCCTCTTCATCTCCTCTTCCACCCCAGCATCCTTCCATAGATGCGGAGGTTTGTTGAGGTAGATACCCATGATCCCCTCGGCGGTTCGCTTGACGGATTCCTCAAGGGCTATGTATCCCACCTTAGCACCCTGCTGCATCAGCCAATATGCCAACTCTCTACACACCGATGACTTCCCGATGCCTGTGCCAGATGTCAAGGTGACTAACTCACCACCCCTAATACCAAACAACTTTGAGTTGAATCCGTTCCATGGATATGGGATAGATTCCTTAGCATCGTTCGTCATCAACACATCCCACAGATCCTCGCCGGGTACAACCCCATCAGGTCTGTAGGTCTTGGCTCCCCATATGGAGGAGATCAGTTCGCTACCAGCACCGGCAGTAAGGCAGTCATTCGGATCCTTGTGAGGCATGGCCACCACGATCTTAGCCTTGCCGGGACTGAGTAACATTGCACAGTCATGGGCTGCCTTGCGACCTGCATCATCCTGATCGAACGCCAGCACCACAGTGTCAAACTCCTCCAGCCACTTAAGATTCTCACTGATAGTCTTAGCAGCAGAAGCAGCACCGTTGGGTACAGATACCACAGGCCACTTGAGGTCGAACAGTTGGGATACAGTGAGAGCATCTATCTCTCCCTCTGTGATGGTGACCATCTTTCCCTTGTCACCCCATAGGTGTTGCCCCCACAGGCCCGCCTTCTTGGGGTCACCCAGCCACATGAAGTCTTTGTTAGGGAACCTCAGTTTCTGGGCGATTACCTTGCCGTCACTGTCGTGGTAGTTAGCCACCTGAACAGGAGTTCCTCTGTAAGTGCCGACACCATAGTGCCACTTCTTACAGGTAGCCTCCTTGATTGCTCGCTTGGATAGCGGTGCAATATCAAACTCGACCATGTCTTTCATTGGTGATCTCCTTGTCTCTGTCGAGACTGTTGTGGTTGAATCCTCTCCACGTTCGAAGTGATTACAACCGAAGCAATACCCATTTCCATCTGAGTATCTTGCTAAGTTATCCTTGCTCCCACATTCGGGACAAGATTCATGCTGAACAAAACTCCCTGATATCTCCGTCATTGATCTCCTCGATATGTATGTCTATTGATCCCTTGTCTGCAAAGGTTTTACAAGCATGGATGATTTCTATCTGTGTGTCATCCTTCCACAGTATCCCATTCAATATGTCCAAGGTCTTCAAGTAGTTGTCAACGTCTCCATTGGGAGACACCCGCTTGGTTGTCTTGGGTTTCCCCCCACTGAATACTACGTGTATCCGTAGCCCGCCTAAGAGAGGGAGGGCGGTCCGCAGAGCAGGAGACCAATCGAACTCTGCTAACACTTCCCCCCCTCTCTTTCGGAACTCAGTATATCGTTTACCGTAGTACACGCCCCATCGAGTGACACGAGGTC